TCGGTTTGGCGGAAACCAAAAATCAAGCCCAGAATGCCGTACCGAATTCAAGGAAGGTAAATGGGAAATCATTGGTGGAAGATGTGACCCTGAGTGCAGCAGATGTAAAAGGGGAACCGCGTTATAACCAGACGATTGACCTGACTGGCCTAAGTACAGATCGGTATTATCCGGTATGGTGGCAATTTCCGTCTAATGGTGGGGCGAATTCGTGGCTAACCATTAATCGCTGGTATGCGGAAGACAGAGAAAAAGACCTATTTAGTAAAGGTGAATTTCATATTGCTGGATTATTATTGCAGATTGAAGGAGGTGATTATCTATGGGGAGGGGATGCTCACTATCTGAATATTAAACGGATTTATCAACGTTATCGTAATACTGTCAAAAAGATTGAATATGGCATGATGTGCATAGCAAGACCCATTGATGGTAAATATCCACTTTATGACAATGTTAAGTCTGGAGATACTGTTAAATGCAGAAGATTCAGTGGCTGTTATTTACGGGGCGGTTTAACCTATCATGTCACCAGTAATTTTCCAGGTATTTATTATTCCCGTGAAGAAGGTGAAGTTGAAGTCGATCGTGCCCTAGAATTCCGTGATAATCATGATAATTTTGAAATCAAATGGATGGTGAAATCTTATGCCATTGATGACCCACAGTTAGGGGAAGAATATGACGATACTGTTCTGCCTTATGCTTATGATTATGCTGAAACTATTAATTTGGCAAAAAGTGCCGTGCCAAAATCAGTGATAGTACAAGAGACTGGAAACTCAGCTGAACAAATAATGAGTCAAAAAGCAGTTACTGATGCGTTAGCCAAAGCAGTATCCATAGATTTACTATACCCTGTTGGAATTGTTTTATGGTTTGCACAAAATAAAAATCCCAACAATCTATTTCCCGGAACAACATGGAAGTATATTGGTGAAAATAGAACAGTTCGCTTGGCTGCTGCTAATGGATCAAATGTGTTATCAACAGGCGGTAATGATACTAAGCAGTTAACTATAAAACATATTCCAAAGCACAGTCACTATTTTAGTGGGAATACAAATAGTACTGGAGGACATAATCATAATCGTGGGAATATGAACATTACTGGCTATCTACCAAGTGTTATTGCTCATGGAAGTGATATTTTTGGCGGTGCTTTTGCTAGAAATGGCCAGAGTAAACCTGGTATAGAATATACAGATAGATGGGCAAACCTTACCACATTTGATGCATCCCGAACTTGGACTGGAAACACATCATGGAATGGAGAACATGCACATAATGTTAGTGGTAATACATCAGAAACCGGTAGTGGTGAAGGATTTGATGTTATTAATGCCTATATTATGTTAATGGGTTGGTACAGAACAACTTAGTTTATTCATGATGGTCTTAAGGGCGCGAGTACATTATTCTAGTTGCTTTTTAAAGATGGTTATATTTTAAAAATCAATTTGACAGAATTTATATTGAGCAAAGTATAATCATATAAATAATTCTTTTAAATATTGTTAGTAAGCCACAGTTAAAGAATAATATTTAAATTTTAAGTTGAATATTAATCAAAGTATGCTCCCGTCCTGTGATAGCCTTAGCTTTCAAGCTAAGGCCTAACTTTTTTCAGCCAAGTACGAATGAATATTCTCCACAAAGCTAACTTTATTTGAATGATAATTGTACGTTTTCTATTTTCTATATCTAACTTCGTCAATGTATACTCTCTTTCTCCGATTGATGAATCTAGCGATTGGACAGAAGGATGAATTACTGGCGGGATAATTCCTTTCAATTTAATTACACCTTGTTCTTTGAAAAATTTCCATTCATCGGCAACAAATCTAACAGGTTGTAAATAATCATATAATTTCTTGGCTGCGGATAGATTTAAAACATATCCAAAAGCACATGCGGCATCAATTACATTGACAATATTATAGTTTTCTATTAATGGTTTCTTAAATGATTCGAAATATTCATTAGTGTTATTTAATAATAAAACATAAGGTTTTGAACTTAATAACAAGGAGTGATTATCTAAAGACGACAATATAGTAATTAAATTTTCATCAAAAAGTACATCATCTTCTAATACTAAAGCAACAGGTATACTGCTATCGATCATTCTTTTATATACATTTATATGGCTCATTGAACAACCAACTTCACCAAGAGTGAGGGCTAAGTCATCAAAATTAGGACATGAGTTTAACAGCTGCTCATTAGTTAATTCTTTTCCGTATACTGCTGTTATGAATTCAGCATCAAGATTCACATTTTGCAACTGTTCTTGCATTGATTTTCTGCGTTCTATATCTTTTTCTAAATTAATGACAAAAACCTTCATAGGGCACCATGTTGAATTTTATTTGATGTGACATACTAACACAGATTTTTCTAAATTAAACAATCTGATAATTTCCAGCTACATAATTTTTCATTAATGGGTAGTCCCCTCAGTTAGGTACTGTTGACGTTTTGCAAGGGGGTACTGAACAGCATGATGATTTGGTATAATCGTTTTCGCTAAGACATAACCAAACCTCCCATTATGCTGCGAACTATGTTAGCAGGTACGCAATAGAATAAGCTATCTGCATTCATGCAACATACAGGGTTTATTTACCATAAAACTGAACATCGCCAAGTAATTGAAGGCATTTTTTATCATATGAGAACTAGAATTCTGTCGTGGAGGACGGTCTACCAAAATACATTTGGCTGTAGATAGTTACGATTTACCCGTCCATTTTGAACTTTTGGGTAGTTAGGTCAGTGATATTGTTCATGCGGAAAGTCTTGTGTTTCAGTCACTCCTATCAGATTTTGTGATTGCTGATAAAGGATATGATAGTCAACGTTTGAGAAATGTTATTGAAGAACAAGAGTCGGTTATGGTGATCCCTTATCGTAAAAATAGCCGAAATTTAGATCAGCAAACTGATACATGATTATATTGTTACTGAGATTTAGTCACAATCCAGAATTTAAATTTGAATAAAACACTGGATACCCACCCTCTTAAAACCAATAAATAATAAAATTTATTTATAATTATTCTATTTAAAGGATTCCTGATTTTATGCCTGAAATTAGGGAACATTTAGCAATCTCTTTTAACGTCGGTTTAACGGAAACTCAGGATCAAGCCCGGAATGCGGTGCCAAATACGAGGAAGGTAAATGGAAAATCGTTAGTGGGGGATGTAACCCTAAGTGCAGAGGATGTTCAGGGGGAACCCCGTTTTAACCAGACGATAGATTTGACGGGATTAAGTCCAGATCGATATTATCCGGTATGGTGGAAATTTCCGTCGAATGAGCATGGAGCTAATTCATGGCTAACGATACACCGTAATTATGCCGAAGATCGGGATAATAAAAATCCGTTCGGAAAAGAGACTCATTTAGCAGGGTTAGAGGTACAAATAGAAGGAAGCGATACACTATGGGGAGGAGATTCTCATTACTTGAATATAAAACGGATTTATCAACGTTATCGTAATACTGTCAAAAAGATTGAATATGGCATGATGAGCATTGCCAGGCCTGTCAATGGCAAATATCCTCTATACTATGATTGGAAATCTGGTCAGACCGTAGAGTGTCATGTATATAGTGGCTGTTATTTACGTGGTGGATTAACCTATCATGCCACCAGTAATTTTTCTGGGATTAAATATTCTCGCAAAGAAGAAGAAGTGGAAATATGGAGTAATGCGAGTGATAACGATAAAAGAGAAATTAAATGGACGGTGAAGTCTTATGCGATTGAGGACCCTGATTTAGGGAAAGAATATACTGATATTGTAACACCATATACATATGATTTTTTAAATATGGTGTATCCAGTAGGAATAGTTTCATGGTTTGCTCAGAATAAAAATCCGAATGATCTTTTCCCTAAAACACAATGGGAATATATTGGTGAAAATAAAACTATCCGTTTGGCTAACCAAAATGGTTCCAATGTACTTTCTACCGATGGTAATGATTCAATAACACTCACAGGTGCACAAATTCCATCTCATAATCATTCAATTAATGCTACTACCAGTAGTTTTGATTATGGGGCTAAAGATACAAATTCTAGTGGAAGCCATTTCCATGATAGTGGTTGGGGAGAAGCTTCTGGTGCCCGATATGGTATTTATGACAATACCACAAATAACGTAGGCTCTGCTAAAACTGATTACGATAACTATAAGTATAAAACTAGCACTGAAGGTGCTCATGTGCATACAGTGCACATTGGTGCACATACTCATTCGGTGTCAGGTACAACGGGAAGTGCTGGCAGTAGTTCTGCTATAAATATTACTAATTCATATATTATGTTAATGGGATGGTATAGAGTTTCCTAATTGAATTAATTTTTTTCGATCCTTTTTTAAAGGAAAAAATTAAAATAACACCTAAAAACAATTGGATTATCAACATTGGATTGTAGAGGTAATAAGTTTAAATTTCCACGTTAAATATAATAATTACAGGGTAATCACCCTGTAATTATCTATAAAATAAATTTTCTAAAAGACTTTGTTATTAATTTTTTTTAGGTTTTTCCGGCCATTTTATATTTGAGATAACAGTATAATCAATTCGATTAAGCATTACACGATATCGTTTCCATTCTGTCAGAGCTTTAACTTCCTTGTCTGTTGCTATTTTAAGCTCTACTGCGTCTTGCAGAGGTAATATCACAGAGTTAGTTTCATTCAGTAACTTTCTCTTTTTCTCTTGAGCCTGAATGATTAACTCATCTTTTGTGTATTCACGTGGGACAATACTACCATTGATATACTGCCAGCTTCCTGAAATATCCACGCCTTCGGGTAATGACTCCACTTCAACAATATTTCCATTATCTGGGCATATAGCTGAGACATCTTTGTTTATTGCACAAATAATATTTTTGGAGTTGTATTTTATTTTGTAAGTATTTTCATTAAATTTTGGTATGCTCTTGTACCAATCAGCACCATTCTCACTACGATAGAAAATAACTCTAAATTCACGTTCAATTCTTTTTTCTTCATCAGTATCTGGTGAATATTTTTTGAAATTTTTTAAATGTAGCATTATAAAGCCCCTATATTATGCCAAATTCCGTTAATGAGTTTTTGAAGTGGACGACGTGAAGCAAGATCCGGTTCGTTATTTCCATCATTAACTACAGCAGTAATTACATATGGAGGAGTATCAGAAAAACCATAACCTTTCCAAATCTCTGAATGCTCTACAGAACCAAAACGAATATCCTGAACATAACGAGAATCAAAATTATTATAATCGCTAGGTATAACCCGGCCGTTAACAGCAAATTCAATTTGGTTTGAAGTTAATCTTTGGCTATACCATAACCATCCTTTATCATCTGCTGCTTCTAAGACAACACTACGAGTTCCTCCTCCATGTATATCTCCGAATGTATAGATAGAAACTGGTGATTTTGCTGTATTAGACGATGATATTTTTATTGCACTATTAGGGCTATTTCCTAAAAATAATGATCCTTTTGTTCCTATATCCCCATTACGAGGATTGAAAAAAATTCGTGTTTGGTTATCTAAAGTTGATTTCAGTCCAATGCCATACCACGAAAAAATTTCAAGATTATTATTCTCAAAACTTGCATCATCCTTACCAGAAATTGATATTCCATGACGTTCACCCCAAGTTCCTTCCCCGAGATTGACGGAGGTTTTAGACCAATATTTATCAGCATGTACTTCACCATTCACTTTTCCGCCTGTTATTGACAATGCTCCAATATCTATAGCTAATGGCTTATTAGCAGAACTATATTGGACAAACCAGTCATGATACTCTTTACCCGGACTCCATAATTGACGGACAGCAATATGTCCATGATGGGACATATATAATTGTGAAGTGCACGAATGACTCACAGTCACAATCATCATGCCATAGCCGTAAATTGGGTTTCCATTTACTTTGGGAAAATCTCCTACTGTTTCAGGATTGGAAATAGCAATATTATATATTCCCGGTGTATTACAACTTGAAAATGTTCCACCATTACCTACTTCTTTAACAATATATTTCGATAATGCCCCAGCAGCCAAATTCTGGGTTTCCATTAAACCGACGTTTTTCACAA